CTAATTGTAGTTCTGCTTCATCTAAAGTTAACTCACGATTTTTTAAACTCGCTGATGTAAGTTCTTTAGCTGCAGATATCTCAAGTTTTTGTTTTTCAATTTCAATACGCTGTTGTTCTAGTCCTAACATCTGTGCTTCAGGCGACTGTGCCATCTGCTGTGCTGCCATTGCTGCATTAGCTTGTTGAACCTGCTGCGCTGCCATCATTTGAACTTGATCAAGAATACGAGGATCATTAGGATCAACCATTCCACTAGCTACTGCCTGTGGTCCATGCTGTTGGATAAGTTGTTCTGATACTCCTAGTATTTGTTCTTTATATTTCATCATAATATGTTCTTGAATATTAGCCTGAAGAATAGGAACAATCCTTTGCATTAAAGGATTACCTCCGTTCATTGGGTCTTGAATAAAAGAAGTCTTAATTTGAATATGTGCTTGATGATCTTGACCGGGGAAAGCTTGAATTGGCATTCCTTTAACTGCAGCTTGTATATCACTTACAGGATCAAGAGGTTCAGGATCAGGCTTACGTGGCATAATCTTATCTAGGTTAGGTAGATTAGCTGCTGTAAGGATAGTCCTATTTAGTTCCTCTACATTGAACATGCCGGGAGGTGCAGACTGAGATAGCTGTAGTGCTAGTTGTGCCATCATCATACGATGAGCAGATGAAGGGATATTAGGATCAGAGACAGGAATAATATCTACTCGACCATCAAAGTCATTCTTATAGATTGTAAGAGCATTAGATGGGATATCAATCATTGACTCATCTGGTAGATACTCATTATTAATTCTACCTATTAAAGTAAATTCTCGATGTTGTGATTTATGAAGTCGTTTATGGATTGCACTAAAGAACTTACTACTGGCTTCTAGCAATGCCATAGTAGTTCCTACTGGTCCATAGTTAGCACCTTCAGAAATAACTTGTTCTGTAGTATCGGCAAACTTCTGTGCAGTTGCACTTACAAAGTTTAACATCTGGAACAATGTTTGTGAAGGTTCTTTATAAGGTAGGTTAATGATCATCTTACTAATATCATTACCTGTAGCCTCAACCTCCCTAAACTCACCGGGACTAATAGGATCATTGTCTCCTACAATTCGTAAGCCTTTAGCTTTAAAGCCACCGGGAAGATTAGCAAACTGACCTGCATCAACCAAGCTACGCATGGCAGCAGTAGCAGTCATAGTTAGATTACCGAGGAAGTGAATAAGACCTAAACCATAGAAACCAAATCCCGGTACAAACTTATAATGTGTAAAGAAGGTTTTCTTTTCTTTGCGTGGATCATCTTGATTGTAGTTCCTACGGATAGACAAAACCTTCCTACTCTGTTCTTCAATTGTAACAATGTAGGGTAGTGGAACTTTGTCTTCGTCTCCAAACTTACCGGGAAGATCAAGATAGCAGTGTTGTTCAAGAAGAACGTACTGAGGATCATTATCTCCTGATGGAGACATGCCCATAATAGTATCCATCTTCTGAGCAATAGGCGTAAGATTAGGCATACCTGCATCTGGTAGGTCTTCATCATGGTACATTCCTGATGCCATGTCTCGTCGCATTTCAACTGGACTACGGAAGATTACGTGCGTGTACCTATCTGCATTCTGTAGATCAGTAGCGTAGTAAGACACATAGAACTGATCAATAGGAATAAATTCTGACACAGGACGATTAAGATTACTATCAAAGTAAATCTTCTTAAAGGCAGAACCAATAAGAGGAAGATGAAACAGCATACGTTCAAACTCATCAAAGTATTCTGTCATCTGTTCTTGAACTTGGTAGTTCATAAACTCTTTGACTCGTTGTGCTTGTGCTTCTCGTTCTTCGGAAACATTACCAATGATACGGGTCTTTACTGGACCAGCGGCAGGAAATAATTCTTGTGTAGCTTTAGACTGAAACTTAACTGCTGATTCAATAAGGATAGGATGTACTGCTGTACATGCACCTTCAAATGGTTCTGAACCTTCTTGAAGTTTTAGACCTAACAGATCAAATCCTCGTTCAAACATGCTTTCCCAATCAGCACGTGAGTCTTTATCTGCTTCATAGTTATCACATACTTGATTGGAGATATCTAGTAGGTCATCCTCATCTAACTCTTCAACTAGATTACGAAAGAAGTCTTTGTCTTCTTCTTTGATCTGTTGTTTAGAAAGGTCTTCTCCTACATTACTATCAAACATAACGACAACACTGCCATCAGTTTCATCAAACTCCATTGTAGGTGCTTCACCTTCTACCTCTTCAGAAACCTGTGTTTCCATAATAGAAATTTCTACTTTAGGAATTGGATCGAATGGATTGCGTTCAGTCGCCATTGTTATATGTGTCCTTAAATTTTAAGTGTATGTGTTCCATTACATCTTTTTGATATCTACGCCATCTACCTTTACACATTTCTGGTATTGTACAGGTACAAGGTGTCTTAGCACATCTATATTCTTTGTAGTCAGGTCGTACTAAGTTATGGTTTATACCATGTTCAAAACTAAATGTCAACTAACATTTCCATCTTTTACGTGCTTGACGTAAGCGTGAGTTAGGATTCTTAGCTGCCTTGGGAAACTTCTTCATCTGTCCTGCAGATCGTGCACAATAACTCTTTCTGCGTGCTGCTCGTTTACCTGTAGGCTTTTTCTCTGTTACTGCTGTTTGTAGTTTACTACCGGGGTTTTGCTTTCTATACTTAGCCACACCTTTAGCAGAAAGACCTGCTCCTTGTTTAGTAGGTCGCTTATCTCCACTACCAATAGTCATACCCTTCATGTTACTTTTTTTTCGTTTGGCTGGCATCATGTAACCTTTCTATGACTTTTGGTTTTCTTTGAAATTGTTTTAGGTTGCTTTACAAACTGCTTACCTTTTTTAGTTCCTTTACGTTTAGCTTTAGTAGTAGCATCATATTCTTTTTTTGACAAAGACTTTATTGCTTTCTCTGGTAAGTATCTTTCTCCTGTAGCTTTTTTACCTTGAGTTGACGGCTTGCCTGACTTAGTACGCCACTTCTGTTTAGTCCATGCCTTTAGACTACGTTGAGGTTTCTTTAAATTAGACACTAACTTCTATAGCCTCCACCTGCATCTTTATATTTCTTAGCTACCATCTGTGCTTTACGTGCACTCCACTGCCCCGGCTTACCACCCTTACCTCCTGCCTTTACAGAATTAAATATTCTTTTACGTAAAGTAGGTTTAGTATAGTTACCTGATTCATTAACTTTAGATTTTGTTTTTTTCTTAGGGGACATCACCTATTCCTTACCGCACCAAATCCTCGCATTGCTGACCCTACTCCTATCCTACCACCTGCTTTCTTCTTAGGAACAGCACCCATATCAACTACTACATTAGCATTCTTTTTATTACTTGATGTTTGAACATTACGTCCACTTTGTCCGCGACGAGTAGTACTATATTCTTTGTTGTCAACTTTTGGTTTAACTTCTTTTTTAACTTTTGCTTTAACTTTTGGTTTAGGACGAGGACGAGGAGCAGTCTTAGGAGATTTCTTTTTCGTCAGTCCTTTAATCTCTTGTATTTGACTAGCAGTAAGTTTTGTATCTGTATCTTTAGCTTTAGCTGCAGGTACGCCACTTAAAGCTGGTCCAACTTTTGCAGCAACTCTTCCTGCTTTTCCTACAGTATTTCCTATTTTAACATCTCTATTGGAAGTACCTCTAAATTCTTTACCTGTACCTCTAGGTTTATTTAAGTTCATTGAAGAAGCTTTATGAGCAGTATCTTCTTTTAAGAATCTATCTTTAGCTTTTAATAAAATATCTTTAGCTTGTTGACTATTAGTTTTTGTAGAACCACCTTTAATATTTTTTAATAGTTTTTCTACCTGTGGTTTACCTATAGATATAGCTGCCTTCATTATAGGTTTTCCAAATGCACCACCTATAGCAGAAGCAGCTAAAGAAGCTGCGCTTTGTTTTTGTTTATCAGTAGGTACAGGTGCTTGTCCTTTTTTACTTTTAGGAGAATCTGGACGAGTTATATTTTTATAAGGTTTTGATGTTTCTTTTCTGTCACTACCACCCTTTGCAGCAGAAAGTGATTTACTTGCTTTACCAAAAAGAGGATCACTAGAATCAGCCATAGTATTCTCCTTAGATTAGAATAATAAATAAAATTAACTATAGCATTAAAAATGCCAATATGCAACTCGCTTTTGCCTTCTTGGATTAACATCGTCTTCCCAGCTTGGGTCTTCTGGATGTTC